AATTTTTAATTATGTAACCTGCTGTAATTGCATCTAAAAAAGGCATACAACCTTTAACTGTAGAATTTTCTTTGGAATGCTTTAGTTTTTTAAACCACTCTGGAATATTTAAAAGAGAAGGTACAGGGTAAATGTCTTTATTGTTTTCTATGAAAAATTTATCTGCTTTAAACTCAATTACATTATCTTTTGAAAACATATAAACATATATACATTCTATAAAATTTTTGTAAACCTATTTTAGATCAATTAAACTTGTGTAATCTGCACATCTTGTAGCAATATCTTTTCTAAAAGATGTCGTTAAAGGAAAAGTTATTGCAGAAGAATCTATGTCTTCAACTTGTTGTATGTAATCTGAAAATGATTTAGATCCAAATACTTCGTTACCTGGTTGTTGTGTAGGTAATTCTTTAATATCTCTCAATAAGTTTTGTAAATCTTCATCGTACTCTTCTTTACTTGGGCATACTGGTTCATCAGACCAGACAACATTACCACTATCAGTTGTAAATCCTTTTACTCCAGTAATTAAATCTGTATATTCTTGTTCAGTAATTGTTACACTTTCGTAAATATTTTCATTTCCAAGTGATCTTCCATCCGCTAATACACCATAAAAAGATCCCATCTCTTTATTGTTGCCTGCAGTGAATAATAATTTTGCCATACTAGTCTCCTATATTTTCATAAATTAAAATACATCCACCACCTGCGTTTGCGTTTTGAGTGTTATTGCTTCCATTACCACTAGCAGCTCTTCCACTTCCTGGGGATTGAATACCTATGTTATTACTTCTATTTTGTGCGTTACCCTGACCAGTTAGCCAAGTATGGGTGTAAAGGTTATCACTATAAGTTGCATTACTATCTGAATAAACAACTGTAGCTCCTGGTGCATTTCCTGGATTACCAGGAGTATTACCACTTAAACCATTTCCAGCATTGGCAGTAAAATTACCAAAAGATGAAGCTCCACCTGCTTGTCCTTGGTGAGGTGCACTATTGTGTGGGGTACCTTGTGTACCTGCATTACCAATTGTAACTGGAACTGAAAAAGGTTGTGAAATTGTAGTGCTAAATAATCCTGCACCACCAAATCCTCCATGATAGTTTGAAGTTTTTGTGTTACCTGTTCCACCTCCTCCTCCAATTAATACAACATTAATTTTTGTAGTAGCTGGATTAGCAGTAAATTGTACATTGTTTGATAAACCTGCGCCTGAAGAAGGATGAGCTAAACTTGATTTTGTTAAGACCATAGAAGGAGCTCCAGCTGCACCTGATGCAGCAGCCGTTAATCTTCCTTGGGCATCAACTGTAATATTGGCTGTGGTGTAAGAACCCGCAGTTACTGAAGTATCTGCTAATTTGTCTGCAGTTACAGCATCATTATTTATAGCCGCTGTTACAACTGCGTTATCGGCAAGAGCAGCAGCAACAACCGCATCGTCTGCTATAGCCGCTGTTACAACCGCATCGTCTGCGATTTTAGCTGAAGTCACAGCATCGTCTGCAATCTTAGCAGTGGTTACAGCCGAAGCAGCAATGCCTGCTGTACCTATAGTGCCTCCTAAAGTATCTAAAGATATTTCTTTTAAATTTGTACCATCTGCATAAGCAGAATACATAGCAGCTTGGTCTAAAGTAAATCCTGTTCCTGAAGCTGTTTTAATTGTTAAATTAGTTGGTCCACCAACGGCAGAACAATCGAATATATAAAATTTTTCTATTGAATCTGGAACAGTAACAGTTGATGCTCCTGTAAGCGTACCAGTAAATTTAATGACCATGTTTCTTGCAGTTGAAATAGTTTTATCAGTCATTGCAAGAGCAACATTACCACCATTGTTCAAAGCAATAGATTCAAAACCAGCTACTGCTTGTTGAATTAAGTTTAAGTTATTATTTGTATTATCACCCCATGTACCAGCGTTTTCGCCAGTGACCATAAGTTCAAGTTTTAAATCTGTTGAGTAACTAGATGCCATAAATTTTTATCTCCTAAATATTATAATTTTACCTTAATCAAGCTGCCAAATCAACCTCTGACCATGTATTAGTTACACCGGGATTAATCTCTTGCCACGAAGTAATATTAACATTACCAATCGATGCCGTCAATTGTATACCAGTTACATCTATATTTGCTACACCAGTAACAGTTACTGATCCTATAGAAGAAGCCATTTGTAAACCTGAAACACCAATTATCTGTCCTGGTATTTCTGAAGGAGTACCTAAAGATGCTGCCATTTGTTGGCCCGTTGCTGGTTCATTAGTAGATTGAACTAATGTAAAAGTACCCAAAGACATAGTCGCTTGAATACCAGTAACGTCTACTGGTGTTTTTAATCCAGCTATCGTATTTCCGATTGATCCAGTTAATTGAGAACCACTTACATCAACCGTTGCTAGTCCTTCTACAGTAGGAGTTGCGGTATTAATATCTAATTGATCCTCTGAAGCTAATACAAATATATCTTGGTCAATTTGAATTGAGAAGGATGGGTTTGCATAGGTTGCATTTAATTGTAAACCAGAAACTGAAATACTTACATCAGTAAATGCTCCTGTTGCTGGAAAATTTATTGTAGAAGTTAATTCTTGTCCTACAGCAATAGCTGAATAAGCTCCACCCCAAGCTAAGTTACCCCATGTTCTTCTACCCCAACCAATACCAGTTAACGTAGAATCATCGACTGTAGCAGATCCTATAGATGTAGTTGCTTGTAGATTTGTAGAAGTAAGTTCTACTCCAATACCAACTACTTCTTCTCCGCCAGTAATTGCTATTTGTTGTCCAGTGACTGATTGAACTATTGATGTTCCGCCTAAAGCACTTGGTTCTCCAAATGCCATCTGCCCTACATTAGTTACAGATACAGAAACATCTACAATTATATTTTCTTGAACTGTTCCTATAGATGAAGTTAATTGTGATCCAACAGCGACTGGTTGTGAACCAGAAAGGTCACCCCATTCATTTTCACCCCAAGTGTCGCCACCCCAACCTACTTGAAGTTCTGCGTCAGCAACAATATTGCCAATACTAAAGGATGCACTTATACCAGAAGCAGTTAATCCGACATCACCCTGTGCTGCCCAACTACCTTGTCCCCAACTAAGTGCACCCCATGTATTTGACATTCATTATTATCCTTATGCTAATCTTAAGATAGCAGCGGAAGTTGTAAATGCAGGAAACTGAATTGTAAAAGTTCCAGACGTTGCAGTTTTATCACTTCCAAAATCTAACACAGCTACAGCGTCAGTAGTATTTGAACCACCATTTGTTTGTGTGTTATAAATTAATGCACCTCTTGCAGTAAGAGTTACACCTACGAATGATAGATCAGCAAAATCAGTAATAGCTACTGATGATGAAACTTTAACACCTTGGTTAACAAGTGCTTTACCACCCGCTGTGTATCCACTTGAAGTTACTTCAGTATTTGATCCACCACCTGGGTTAGTAGAGTAGTTTTCTGTTGATTTTCCTAAAGTCGCTGCGTTTGTGTACATCGCTAATTTGTATGTATCTGTTGATGCATCAAAATCGTGACTTCCTTGTAGTAATTCTTTTTTAAAAGAATCACAGATTGCATTTGTTGTTATTGCCATAATTTTTCTCCTTTAAATTTATGGACTCGGAGAATCGACTTTGACTCTTGGTACTCCGTCTTGATATTCTCCTCGTCTTCTTCTACCCATTTGTTGTAGGGCAAAATTTTGTGTTTCTTCATTATACTTTGAATTATAGAGGTTGTATAGATTGTCGGGTCCTTTAAGAAATCTAAAAGCTTCTGCTAATACTCCATGTAATAACATTGATTCTTGGTTTGTAGATAGAAAAGTATTTGTTGTACTAGTAAATTCTGGAGGAGATTTTATATAATTTAATTGAACAGTATCGGCAGTTGCTGGAGTAGGAGCAACTAAAATTACTGGCCCTTGTTGGACATTATCTTCCCAATTTGCCCAATATTTAGGAGTTCCTGTCACTGTATCATTTGGAGCAAATTCTGAAATAAAACTAGTGTCTCTTTTTTCTAAAAAAGTTCTGTTATCACTGCTATCTATAACTTGAACAGATCTTACAATAATCGCATCAGAAGGCAAAATTACATATCTATTTCCAGCTGTAAAATTGGATGTAGCATATTTTCTTAAATCATCGTAATCAACTTTACCAGCTATATCTAATTCTACTGATTTAATAAAATCTTGAATAATTGCATCAGTCAAAACATTACTATCTACTTCTGTATAATTTCTTACTTGAGTTAAAAAATTTGCGTGTGTGACAGCCATTATGTAATACTAACCCCCACAGAACCTAATGATGATATAAGTTCTCTTCTTCTATTTTGTAATGAAGGATCTTCTGGAACCATACTGTGAATAGTTGTTGTGATTCCATTTGAAGTTACTTCAAAGTCTTGAGTTCTAAATGCAAAATCTCCTGGTAAAGAAAGATTAGCAACCCCTACAAATATCCCACCTGAATCTGCAATAGTATCATCGTTTGGAGCTTGTGGATTTATAGTTGATATATCTGTTGGTTGCTGAAACTTCATAGTTCTTGGATTTTGTAAAGCTACAGCATCTGCTTTGTGATAAGGTGGATCAATCTGAGGATGCTTTGGTTCAAACTCCGATATATGTACTAATGCACCAGTCCACTCTTTTACCATTTCTCTATAAGGAAATGCTTGGCCTGATCTATCTGAAATAGCTTTTGATCTTTTACCACTTGCGTAACTCATTATACTCCATCTCCAAAATAAGTTTGAGGAGAAATATAAACAGAAGTTCTTGAACCATCTTCATTTAATGCTCTTAATAATTCATCCTCATAAAGTTGTTTTAATAATTGAATTCTATCTGGAGATT